AGCTGTTTATTGATGGCCTCATATTTCAGTTTTATCTTATCCAGCTCAGAGCCAACACCTGTCAGCTTTGACAAATCCACATCTGTCTTGAGCTGGATTTTCTTATTTTGGTTATTGAGCTTAGTGATGGCCTGATTGACTGTTTTCCCGGCAGTATCAAAGCCAAGTTTCAGGTCATTTATGTTAAGCCCAAGACTGATATAAAGTTCTTCAATTTCCTGCCCCTTGGCCATTATCCCACTTCCTTTATTTTTAACAGGATTTATTTAATTATTGTCGAATTATTTTTTTAAAAAATCTTTTAGTAGAATGTACAGGAGAATAAAATGAAATCACTAATATGTACTAGCTGTGGAGCATCTGAATTTATCAAAAGAGATGGATATCAAGAATGTGCCTACTGTGGTGTGAAGTACAAACTTGAAGTTAATACTAAGGGCACTTTCATGGAAGATGAAATTTCAACCCTGCTTCAAAAATGTAAGTTAGAACCACACAATGCCAGGAAATATGCAAATCTTATCTTGGATATCGATCCAGGCAATAAAGAGGCCATGAGATATTTATAAGGGGGATTATTTATGATTACCAGAAAAGAAATATCCAAAAGATATAATTTTAACATGAATGATTTTGATGAATTCTTGCGTAGAAACAATATTAGATGGGAATCAGAAGGATTCTTTGGAGATAAGTTTCTTCCAGATGGTTTAGAGGAATGGATAACTAGATATCAAAATGTTCTAACCGCACGCGCAGATGAGGCTAGAAGAATGCAGGAGCAGGAAAACGCAAAACAACAGGCACTTGCTCAAATGCTCATTAGCTCCGGGTTTAATTTTGAAGGATACAAAATTGTAAAATACTCTGGCTACATCTCTGGTGATGATGTTATCCAAATTCCACGTGGCCAAGGAGGGTATCTGTTTGACACCACTGCTGATGTAGGTGAAGAATTATCAAAGGCTTTGAGACAGATACGAAGAAGAGCACTTCAAGAATTAAAAGAAGCTGCCTACGATTTAGGCTGCAATGCTGTAATCGGTGTTGATTTCGACTACATAACTATGGATCCTGAAACTGCAAGTGCAGGCGGTGGTACATTATATCTGCCTTACGTATTTTGTGTAACAGCAAATGGGAATGCGGTAGTTATTGAAAAAGAAGAATAATTATCCCATCACATCTTCAATATATGCTGGCTTATAATTCTTCTTGGCGATTATCACCATCTGCTCCAAAAGCACGTCCATATCTGTTTCATCTATCTCGGCAACTGTCCATCCATAGGCTGACTGGAGCCTTTCATAATAACTTAATATGTGTTCATACGGAGACAGCTCTATTGGGCTGTCTCCGTTTCTGCATTTGGGGCCTTGGCAAGTTTCTCAAAGGTCATTACCTGAATCCACTTGAAGAGTTTTCTTACCAGAGGCACCACATCGGCAATTTCCATATTTTCATCAATGGTGCTTTCATTGACCACATCAGGCTTACCGAAGGCAAGTACAATAAGGTCAATCTGCTCTTTCAAAAAATCATCCAGCTGTTCCTTGCTTCTGTCCCTGTCCGCAGACTTCAAAAAAGCCCGCCACACCTTCATCTTGGGTGCAGCGGGTTCAATTTTTTCTCCGTTGATTATGATAAATGGCGTATCCATACATTACACCTCCGCATACCACGCAGCGGCAGCTTCAACAGTAAAACCGTTAGCTTCCTCATCAGCCTGACGGTAGGAAAGACCATCGGCAGTACGATAAATAGCCTTGGCACCGAGGGTTGGTGTGTTGTAGCTGATATTCTCTGCCTTGGTCTGTGGGTTCTCATCTGGCTCATTAAACTGAACCTTGAAGAACTTGCAGAACCTCTTCTTTCCATTCTTCTTGGTGGATTCAAACATCACAGCAAAGTATGGCGAAACATCATCTTTGCTGGCGGTCATCACGCCATCCTTAATTTCATGTCCTAAAAGATATGCCTTGTACTCCAGAGGAAGTGTGGCAATATCCACGGTCAGCTCATACTCGCTGGTTGTGTTAGCTGTATCCACTGCCTGGTTATCTGCATAAAGTGTTGCAGATGAATTCTGTGGTTTAATGCTCACCTGCCGGATATGAGGAATGGAAAGAATCTCCTCATAGGTTGGGGTACCGTCTTTGGGGTCATCAATGAGCTTTGCTACATGAAATCCTTTAAGCCCGATAAAAGGAGAATTGGTAATCCCCGTCTGTGGTGCTGTCATAATGCATCAACTCCTGTTCTGTAATCTATGACCTTCATTTTAAGGCCATCTTCAATCATATCTACTGCCTGAACCCGCATAAATCCGAGGTCAGTCATTGTTCTGTTTACCCGTCTATAAATATTGTGATAGTTCCCGTCCTTGGTTATGATATGTATTCTTACAGTCACCCTGGACTGAAGCTCCACGTTGTCCCCATGAAGGGCTGGGACATCAGATATTACCTTATAGACAATATTTGGATATTTACATCCGTGAGGGCTAAGCTGATGATAGATTCCCTTCACTCCCAGAAGGATATCTGTCCTTAGTGCCTCAACAATTTTTTCAATCATGCTCTCACCTCTTTAGGCTTTCCTGCACAGCTTTGGCTATATTTTCCCTTATGGTGTTTCGCAAAGCATCCAACGCCGGATACAAAAATGGTTCATTTATCATAGGCGAGAACTCAACAAACCTACCATAAGGTACGCCATTATCATTAGTGGCATCTGCCACAACCTTTATTTTAGTTCCGCCCCGCAAAACCACTTTATGAATGGATTCCTTAAGGGCTCCAGTTCTCACCGGACATCTGGTTTTTGCATCATTTACTACCATATCCGCCCCATTACTGAGTGCCTCTTTCGCAGCCTTGGTTGCTTTTTCACCAATATCCTGAAAAACATCGGATAAAGAACTCATACTATCACCTTCACCATAAGAGTAAGCATTCCGCTTCTTTTATCCCCCAGCACAGTCAGGATTTCATAAGCCACATCACCATGCAGTACACGCATTTTCTGTGTTACTCCATCAAGATAACGGATATAGATTTTAAACTGTGTTTCAGACATAGCCTGCTCAGCGGCAAAGTATTCTCTGCCGCTTACAGGAACTATATCCGCCCAGACTTCCTTAAAATCAGTCCACTCATCCTTGGGATTGGCATACATATCTGTTTCATCAGTTGGAATTTGAAGTGTTATACGATAACGCATTTTCCCTACCTTCATCAGAAGCCCTCCTTGCGGAGTCCGGACAGTAGGTCACGGAGGGTTAATGCTAACCCTCTATGATCTGCTTCATCACGGTGCTCATAAAGATAAGTCACCGCATAAAAAATAGCCGTCTTCAGACGAGGATTATCCTTGTCCAATTCCGACTCTTCCTGCCTTAAGATTGCCAAGCATAGATCATTTGCTGTGGCCATAAGACCAGTAATCAGCTCATCATCGTAGTCGCCATCAATCCTAAGATACTGTTTGGTTTCCTCAAGAGTAACCAGCATTTACCTCACCTCTATCAAGGGTTAGCTGCAGTACCCTTCATCTTCATAATCTGAACTGCCTCAGGGAGAATAAGGCGCCCATCGACACGCTCCTTCATCACATAACCTACCATACCATTGCCGGCAAAGAGTTCCTTCAGTTCCTGCATGGAACGAGAGCCACGGTCACCGATGTTGTAGTAGGAGAAATCACCGAAGGCCATGACAGGCTTTCCAGTTGCACTCTCTGGTGCAAACTGGGAAGTGTGTACTGCATAACCCATAAGGCGATCAGGCTCCCCTGCAGTAAGGGCTGGCTGCCACATATACACACCATTGTTGTCCTTCAGCTTACGAATAGAAGCCAGGGTCTTGTCGTTGGTAATAAATGCGGCACTCTTACGATATGGACGCTTGAGGTTGTAAATGAGGGTGATGATATCATCTGCGCTGATGGTGTTGCCGGAGGTAGTGGTATTAACCTGGCCACCTTTTTCAGCATCGAAGATACCAGCAGGCTTACCCTTGCCATCACCATTCAGGAAGGCCTCCTCCTCGGCATTGGCCAGTGCCTTACCGAACTGGTCAATAATGTAGCTTTCAAGGTTAAAGGCGTTATCGTAGAGAAGCTCCTCAGTAATCTTGATAGCTACATGGAGCTTATAGGCATCCATCACAATCTGGTCAAAGGTTGCATCACCAAAGGTAAGTGCCTCGCCCTCTTCAATCCACGCAGCCGCAGGCTTGGTGGCTGCGATGTTAATCTTATGCTCGCCGGAAGTTGTAATCTTGGTAGCAAGACTGCGCATGATATTTTCCTCAGTCAGCACATCAATGAGACGCTTGTCGTACTCTTCTGGTACCAGATAGCCACCCTGCTGATCATTACCTTCCTGAAGCACATCACTGATAGTACGGAAACGTGTACGCATGGCTGTAAGCATTCCCTGCTTATACTCATCAGTTGCACGAATGTTTAAAGGCTTACCAGCGGTAGGCTCATTGATTATAGGCTTGCTGGTTGGCTTATTAAGCTCACGGTCAATAACCGCCTGACGCTGCAGACGGTCGATGGACTTTTTCATATCCACCACATCAGACTCCATCTTCTCATAGGTGGCGGCATCTTCAGCAGAGAGCTTGCCATCCTCATCAGTATGGGTATCAAGGAAGTTCTTGGCCTCCTCCCAGAGCTTAGCACGTTTTTCAATCAGTTCATTAATCTTATCCATTTTACATTCCTCCTAAAATAGCTAAACGCTTCTGAAGTTCAGAAGCGTCAATACGATTATCTGCTACCTTTTTGGCAACTTTAAATTTATCCAAGAATGAATTGGTCACCGCAGCCCTTGAAAAAATCATGGCCTCCGGCTCATCATCCTCATCGGTGTCATAAAGAATGCTGTCAGCAAATCCAAGCTCCACAGCCTTTTTGGCATTGAACCAAGACTCGGCATTCATCATGTTGGACAGCTGCTTTCTTGGAAGCCCGGTCTTTAACTCGTAGGCATTGATGATGGACTCCTTTACCTCGGAAAGCATCTCTATTGCTTTCTTCATTTCCCGCTCATCCCCGATGGAGACGGTTGCAGGATTATGAATCATCATCATGCCAACTGGGGATATGGCTACATGACTTCCAGCCATTGCGATTACCGAAGCTGCTGAAGCAGCAATGCCATCAATGTGAACATCAACGCATCCTGGGTATTCCATGAGCATGTTATATATCTGTGCAGCAGCAAAACAATCCCCGCCAGGAGAATTAATCCAAACAGTGACTTTACCCTGGCAACTGTTAAGCTCGTTTCTAAATTCCTGAGGTGTGACTTCATCCCCGAACCAAGTCTGGTCAGAGATTTCACCATTGAGCATAAGTATTCTTTCATCGTTATCATTCCTCACCCAATTCCAAAATTTACGACTCATCTAAATCATTCCTTTCAGCAGGCTTGGCAAAAAGGCCCGCGTCTTTTAACTTTGTAAGATTTCCGTTGATAAGGTACAGGTTGCCTCCTTCCTCATCAGGGATTGGATTCATATTCTCCAGCTCCCTTATGTCATTTGCTGACATCCAGCCATTCTGCCTTGCCACAGCATAGCCATTCATCCGGCTCTGATAGTCCCCACGAAGAAGGCCATCAACATTGAACCTAAAGAACAGCTGGCTCTTTTCCGATGGCAGCAACAGTGCCTGCTGCATTGCTTGTTCCCAGCGAACTATCCAAGGATTAAGGGTGTACATCACGAAATCCAAGGACTGCTGCTCAATATTAGAAAAGCTCGACTTTTCAAGATCCCCTACCATGTGTGGCGGTACTCTGAAAATTCGAGCTATCTCATTGATTTGAAATTTTCTGGTTTCAAGGAACTGTGCTTCATTAGGTGGTATGGCCATCTGTTTGAAGGTCATGCCTTCCTCCAGCACAGCACCGCTATGGCTGTTTTTCCCAGTAAACTGCGACTTCCAGCTCTGGCGGAGTTTCTCAGGGTCTTTTACAACTCCCGGATGTTCAAGAATTCCTCCCGGTGTGGCACCATTGGCAAAGAAAGTAGCCCCGTATTCCTCTGTGGCTATTGCCATACCTATGGCATTCTTGGCCATGGCAATAGGGCTGTATCCTATAAGGCCATCAAATCCAAGGCCCGGAATATGAAGCACATCCTCTCGTTTAAGAACGACCTCTTCATCCTTCTTCGAACCAGCCTCATCAGAATTGCGTCTGTAGGTGTATATCAGCCGCCCAGCCTTGTTACGGCTTACATCCATTTTGTTTGGAAGAAGCGGATAAAGGCCGACCACCTCACCTTTGCCATTCCTTATAATCTGGGCATAGGCATTTCCCCAGAGAAGCAAATGGCTCATCATGGTTTCCCTAAAGATAAAGCTGGTCATCTCAGGATTTGGCTCATCATGCAGGAGATGATATAGCGGGTGGCTGTAGAGCTTTTCCTTACTGCCCTCCGCCCCGTACTGGTACACATTAAGTGGCAGACTGGCTATTGCTTCGGAGAGTATTCTGACGCAAGCATACACTGCCGTAACCTGCATGGATGTCCGTTCATTGACATTTCTCCCTGCGGTAGTGCTGCCAAATAAAAAAGGCCAATGGACTGATAAATAATCCTTTGGCTTATCCCTTGAGCGAAACAATTTAGAAAATAGATTCATAGGCTGAAACCTCCTCATCGTTTTTTAATTTTGATGGTATAAAATAAAATTGTAATATTCCTGTCTAAGGAGGGATGGTTATGATTAAGAAGCTGATTTTATTTCTGGTTATGATGGTCAGTTTAGGAAGCACTGCCTTTGCATACCAGAATAATGTAGGAGTAGTTGTATTTGGTGCATCCGAATACAGTGAAGACAAATTTTTATCCGAAGTAAGCACTTTATTCCAAAGCGATAGAAGCAAACTATTAAAGATCCATGTTGGCGCCGATGAACAAGCAAACTATCAGGCTTTCTGGTTCAATAAAGGCTTCCTGGACGAGCCTATGCCGACCACAAATGACCTAATGGAATATGTAAATAGTAGCAAATATGATGAAATTCTTTTTATCTATGCCAAAGAGCCAAAAAATCGAATATACCGTGCCGGACTCTATGGTACAGGCCAAATGTGCGAAACTACCGTAGAGTTGAAAGGATACCTTGTTGGTAAGAACAGACTTATTGCCAACTATGTCTCTACCAATAAGGACAAAGCCTTAAATGATGAGTCACGTGCATGCTTTAATGCATTTAAAAAATCAATAAAAGAAATCCATACAAAATTTATGAATGATAAGAGCTAAATAAGGAGAATTCCCCGCTCATCATACACACTTTCACCGTTATCCAATCCACAGCGGATTGCTCGGTCAAGGGCCATTATCGTGGCCACAACACCGTCAATCTTCTCTGTGGATTTTTCTTTGTCCGGTTTTATGTTCCCGGCCGGGTCTGTCTTTATGAAGATATTATCCATCATCCACCTAAGAACCGGATGCCCACCATGGGCTATTTTCTGCTCCAGGGTAAGTTTCATCAGTTCCTTGGTTGGTGGGTTCATATCCTTAAAGCCCTGCCCAAACGGAACCACAGTAAAACCCATACCCTCAAGATTCTGCACCATCTGCACAGCTCCCCAGCGGTCATAGGCAATTTCCCGGATATTGAACCTTTCATTCAGCTTCTCGATAAACTGCTCAATATATCCGTAATGGACCACATTTCCTTCAGTTGTAAGAAGCGTCCCCTGCGTCTCCCACACATCATAAGGCACATGATCGCGCCTTACCCTAAGGTCAACATTGTCCTCCGGAATCCAAAAATAAGGGAGAACGTAGTATTTATCCTCCTCATCAAGTGGCGGGAACACCAGCACAAAGGCTGTAATATCTGTGGTGCTAGAAAGGTCAAGACCTCCATAGCAGACACGACCTTCCAGTTCATCCTCATTGACCGTAAAAGCACATTTATCCCATTTATCCATCGGCATCCATCTGACAGCCTGCTTTACCCATTGGTTTAGGCGAAGCTGCCTGAAGGCGTTCTCCTCTGCCGGGTTTTGCTTGGCTGACTCACAGGCCGCCACCACCTTATCTATTGTGATTGTTTCACCAAGGGAAGGGTTGGCCTTCTTCCACACTTCCGGGCTCGTCCAGTCCTCGGATTCTGCAGCACCGTAGATAACTGGATAAAATGTTGGGTCAAACTTCCGCCCCTCAATAATATCCAATGCCTTTTGGTGAAGCTCGTAACAAATGGAGTTGGTGTCGTTACCGGCTGTGGTTATGAGGAAGTACAGGGGCTGTTCTCTGGCATCACCAGAACCTTTGGTAAGAACATCGTAGAGCTTTCTGTTTGGCTGGGTATGTACCTCATCGAGCACCAGCCCTGAAACATTCAGGCCATGCTTGGTCCCTACCTCTGCAGAAAGCACTTGATAAAATCCATTATTCAGATGGGACACAATACGTTTATTGGCTCCAAGGCTCTTTGACCGTTTCGCCAATGCCGGTGTCAGCTTAACCATCTGGTTGGCCACATCAAACACAATGGCTGCCTGCTGGCGGTCAGCTGCAGCTCCATAAACCTCCGGGGCTGCCTCACCATCAGCAAACAAAAGATAAAGTGCAACGGCAGCCGCAAGTTCTGACTTTCCATTCTTCTTTGGTATTTCAATATAGGCTGTGGTAAACTGCCTGTGGCCATCTTCCTTAACAGTTCCAAAAATATCCCTTATAATCTGTTCCTGCCAAGGGAGCAACTTAAAAGGCTTACCGGCCCACCTGCCCTTTGTGTGGCAAAGGCACTCAATAAATCCTACCGCAAAGTCAGCCTGCCCTTTGTCGTAGTGGGATGTATCCAGTTTGAATTTTGTAGGTTTATAACCTTCCATCTAATTCCCCCAATAAAATAAGCCCCCATCGGGGCCGATACTTTAGTATAGTAAAACTTTCAAATCCAACACACAGAGTATACTGTGCTCAGTAGTCATCGGGCGAAAGTTATTACCATACCATAACAAATGGTATTCTTATTGTATGGTAATAATTTTCGCTACGACCAAAAGGCCTCCGAAGAGGGCCTTCCGGCTTTTTTGTTTTAATCCTCGCTGTTTTCCATGGTCGTCAGGATTGTGGCGGCTGACATCAACCCCTGTGCCAAGGCGAGCTGCAAGTCCTTAGGTGGTATTGTGTCCCAGCCCTTCATCAAGGCTTTGTCGATGTTTTCCAAAACCGCCTTCTGGTTGCTGAGGCGTGGTCCGTCCCAAAGGATCAATGCTACTTCCTCGGTTGCCAATTTGATTTCTTCCAAAATTTCCTGCTTTTCCATTTTCTTATTCCTCCTTTTATTTTGGGGCTGTTCCCCTTTGGTTGTGTACATATTAGCTCTGCTTCGGAGGTATAGCAAGTTATTTAGTACATAAGTTTTGTATACTTCACTACGAGAAAACAACCCTGAATGGGCTGTTTTCATTTGTTTTCAGTTAAATCTGCTTTTGAGAATTTCAAGTGCCTTGATGGCAAGTTCCGTCTGTGGTTCAAGATCCCACCCCCGGTCGTAATTCAAAATTCTCTCCCCGTCTACCCGGCAGTCCAGCTTGGAAATCCTGCCCTCATCGATTCCGAATTCGGAGCCTTTCTCATAATGCTTTACCCAATACTCTATCTTGGTTCCATCGATTTCAAGTGTACCCTTGTCCCACATTGCTTTTTCCTCCCTTCAAATCATCTCGTCAAGTTCGCGGTATTCTCTCTGCCGGCGTTCAATTTCCTGCCTAAGGCACTGGGCCCTGAACCCGTTGCGGCATTCCCTGAGTTCTTTCTCTAACTTTTTGAGCTCCTCTTTTCTCCCGGCCATCACCTCGCGGCTGTTGCCTTCCAAAATCGCCTGCTGATCTTTTTGAAACCTTGTCATTTTCTTGTTCCTCCTTTTCCTTTGGTTGTGTGTATATTAGCTCTGGTGCGGAGGAATAGCAAGTTATTTAGTACATTTATTCTGCTTTATTATTTGCTGTAATCCAAGGCTTCATAAAGGATTTTTAGGTCCAGCCCAAAGCGGTGGTAACCTTCAACTAAAACATCAAAGTACCTTTGGCTTGGAAGTCCGAGGGTGGAATTATCCGGCGGCATAATGTACACCATTCCTTCGCCTTTTACCCTTCTTCCTGGGCGATCCCCGATATACTCAAACTCAACGGTTTCCTTGACGTAAAAGCTAGGCCAGCCTTCGTAACGGTCGAGGCGCTCCTCATCCAGTTCGCTTATGGCCCAGGCTACCACTGGAACCGTGCAGCCTTCCTCTTTTTCAATTGTGGCGTAATTCCCGCTTTGGGAACCCTTGAACATCAGCCTCCACCCTTTTATAAAACCTTTGCCGATTGGCTCGGCATCAGGGCAACGATGGTACATCTGCTGGAGGCTCATGTTACTTCCGTAGGCTAAATAAATTGATTTTTTCATTTTTGAAAACTCCCTTCCTAAAAGAAATCACTATCGGCTTCTACCACCCCAAGGCCCCCGAAGGGGCTGGTGTGTGATTTCCTTTAGGAAAGGCGTCTCCATGCTGAGTTTCCTTCAAGGTTCTTCAAAAGGTGGTGGCGGCAGGTCTTGAACTCGTCACCGTTAAGGCCAAGGCGGAGGAGCCAGCATCTGAAGGTGTATTTTTCGTTGTCGCTTATGCTTGGCTTGCTGGATGCTTTGGAGGTGTTTAATGCCTTTGCGGTAACCGCCAGGCAAAACTGTATGTAGGCTTTGAGCTCCCCTGCGTGGAGGGTGCTGTTGAAAAGCCTGAACTCAACCGTTCCCTTGGTGAAGTAGGCGTGAAGGTTAAGGCCGTGGTATCTGCTCTCGTTGTAATGGCGGTCCCTTCCGTAAGGTGCTTCTTGGTACCAAAGGTCGGCCAGCTTTTCCCTTGTTGTTGGGCGGTGCTTTTCAATCATTTCAATCAGGGCTTGGTTTGTTTTCTTGCAATAGTATACTCTGGAATTCTTTACCTGGATGGCTTTGTAAAGGATGTCCTCCTTGCTTCTGATGTTCTTCAAAAGGTTGCAAAGGGTGGCTGGGGTGAAATTCTCGGCTCCGATGTGGATGTGAATTCCTGTGCTTTCGTTTACAATGGCCCCTGCCTTTCTGAGCCTTCTCAAAACTTCCTGCAGGTCTTCAATGTCCTCGTATCTGAGGATTGGGGTTACAACCTCTGTTTTGTATAGGTCGCTTGCCCGGCCGCCGTTTTTCTTTTCTGCCTTGATGCTTGAGTCGCTCATGGCCTTCCAAGTTCTGCCCTTGCTGTCCCCGGCCTGGTAGGTGTCGTAGGTTCCGCCGTAGTGGGTGCTTTCTTTTCCGAAGTAGGCTGCGATTGTCTTTGCTGCCTTGCTTCTCGTAATCCCTGTCATCTCAATTTCTACCCCAAAGGTCTGTGCTCTTAAATCCATCATGTTTTGTCATCCTTTCTGCTTTTTGCCTTGCTTTTCTTTTGTTGTGTGTATATTGCCATACGTGTGTTCTAATAGCAAGTTATTTACAGAAAGATTATGTGTATACTTAAAGCCTTGGTATTGCTGGCTTTTCGAGAGGAAATGCCCGCCGAAGCGGGCTGTTTTTATTTGCCGGTAAGAATGAAATTCACATACTCGGCCTTGTTTTCAGGAAGGAACTCCGCCAGCTCGGTAAATTCCATAAGTTCCGCGATTTCCTTCACCTTTATGATGTCGAACATGTTTGTTACCCCGGTCTGCCTGATGGCCAGTATCTGGCTTTTGATTTCTTCGGTCATGCTCAGTCCTCCTCTACCAAATGGCAGCTGTCTTCACCGTAGACCACATGAAGTCCGCTACCGTTGTCCCAGGCAACCATGATGCTACCGATGTCATCAACCCCCAACACGGTGCCCCTGGTGCCCTGTGGCGGGGCCTGTGGATCGTCCATGGAGTCCAGTTCCACCCGACTCCCCTGCGGGTAGCGTTTTCTTAAGGCTTCAATTACTTCTCTTCTTGGCATTCTCATTTTCAAAATCCTCCTTAAGTGTTGTATTGCCTTCTGGCACTTACATACATCACTCCAAAGCACATTATTATCAAGCGATTTTGAAAGTATACAAAAGGCCACCCCGAAGGGCAGCCCTTGTTGCTTTACTCCGGCTTGCCAGACTTGAATGCACTGGAGCCTTCAAGTCTGCTCAGGAGGAGTTTTCTGTGAGGCTTGTAGCCATTCCCGATCAATCCAAGCCTCAGAAGAAAACATCTGAACGCGTATTTCTCATTTGTTACTTCTTTTTCTTTGGCGTTTATCCGTTTCTGGGTCTTTGCCATTTCTGCCAGTTTTGAAATAAAGGTGGTGTAAATTACCGTTTCATCATTATCCAATGTGGTTTTAAACCAAGGGAATTTTATCTCCTCGCCTTGTACTTTTATTGGAAGTTCATCAACCCCAAGGGCCTTCTTGATCAGGCTCCCCTTTGCCTTTACAAGGTTATCCAAATTCTGAAGGGAAATCTCATCAAATCCCTCGTATGGAATCGAAATGGTAAGTTCCATTGTATCCTCCTCTATCTCTTCGCTGTGGGCCTCCTGTGGGCTGTCTGCCCCGTCAAGCTGCTCCAGCACCTTTCCGATGTTCTCGTTCTTTCCCCCGGCGAACCCGGCTTCGAGGAGTCCGTCAACTACCTTCTTGGCGATTTCGTTATCCCCTACTTCGTCAAATTCCAAAATTCCTTCCTTGTCCAAGTGGAATTGGCCAATCTGGTAGGCGCAACTTGGCATTCCAAGGTACTTTGCCTTTTCCCCGGTAACCTTGCTGATCACCTTCACCATTTCCTTGCGCTGTGCGCCTGTTCTGTCGTAATGAATCTTCATTTCTTGTTTCCTCCTTTTTGGTGGTGTTTATTTTGGTATGTGTATGATTGCTCTAAACGACATTTATATCAAGCTGTTTTTCGATAAATAATAATTATTTATTTTGCACATATTACTTGCTATTTATGTGCTTTAGAGTGATATATACAGTACCAAAAGAAAAGCACACAACCAAAGGAGGAAAACAACATGATTAAGGATTTTTACAACGAACTCAAGGACCTGAGAAACCGCTTCAACGAGGCCGCCACCGAGAAAGAAAAGAACCAGCTCAAAGCCGAGTACAAAGACCTTGATGCAAGAATCAAGGAACGCGGCGAAGGCTTCGCCTGGGTGTTCAGCCTTTACGAAACAAGCCAGGAAAGGGAAAACAGCCGCCTCGACATTGACGAGAACTGCATTTGGGAAAAAGACATTCCGATGCTTTTAAAGGGCCTTGAGGATGCAGGAATCAAGGAATTTACCTTCAGCTCAAGATGGAGCAGTGCCAACGAAACAGCCTTCGAATTTTGCAAGGCAGGCTGGAAAGTAACGGGAATGACCTTGGTAAACACCTACAAGAAGGCTTTTGAAGAAGGCTACGCACAGGAACCTGCCTACATTTTCACCCGCGGCTGAAAAGCCGCAGCCTTTGGCCCCTTCGGGGGCTTTCCTTTGTACTGTCGAGATATACAGTATACTCAGACTTCTAAACTTCCCAAGTTTGCCATACTAAAGTATTCGCCCCGGTCAAATCTAAAGTATACTTATACTTTAGTGAACTAAAGTGGCCCGGACCAGTCAGGCTGAATGTGAGCCTTTCTGTTTATCCGTTACCGAGGACTCCTTATATTCAAGTTCCTCCTCCGTTGGAATGTACACATCACTGCAAGGTAGCTCCTCACCATCCCTGATTACCCGCACATCATCTGTTCCGTAGCTTGCAACAAATCTTCTGACAATGGCAGATGCATATTTGGGATCGAGTTCCATAAGATAGGCTTTTCTGTTCAGCTGTGCTGCTGCCATCATGGTGGAACCGCTGCCACCAAACAGGTCAAGCACTATACCGTTCTCCTGGCAGGAGTTCTGCATCGGATAAGCTATCAACGGCAGTGGTTTCTGTGTCGGATGAAGCTTTGATTTCGTTGGCTTATCAAATTCCCAGACTGTGGTCTGCTTGCGGTCGCCATAGAATTTATGCTTGGCTGTATCCTTAAAGGCATAAAGCACAGGCTCATGCCGCATGGTTCTTAAATGAACTCAACTCATCTATGACCACCATATCAAAGTTCCAATCACAGTGTTTTACCAGCCAATCAACATTCTCCCTGTTGATGATAACTATCTGGGCTGAGCTGTCATTAATAGCTGCCAGTCTTTCCTTGGTGCTGCCAACAGCAACAGTGTGTCGGAGCCCACGTATATGATCCCATTTCTTTATCTCAGCTGACCATGTATCTCGTGCAACTCTCAGTGGTGCGATAACAAGAACACGCTTCACTATTCCTTTACCCAGCAAATCCTTTAATGCTGTGAGGGTTATTGCTGTCTTGCCCAAGCCCATATCAAGCAGCAGACAGGATATTTCATTGTTTTCCACAAAGTCGATGGCATATTGCTGATAGCCATGCGGTTTAAACTCCATCGGCTATCACCTCCAGCATCGGCTTAATCTGCTCCATTCCATCAATCACGAAGCATTTAAACCCCAGCTTTTTAAGCTGTTTCATTCTCATCTGCTGCAGTTTTCTTGGTTTTTCCCCAGGAGCCTTAAGCTCCACAAAGGCACACTTGCCATTTGGGAGAAGCACCAGTCTGTCTGGAATACCAGCCAGTCCAGTCTGCTTTAAGCACATACCATTTCTATTCTTAACTTCATCACAAAGTTTTCGTTCAATCTGCTTCTCAAGCACCTAAATCACCTCAATTTATAGTTTTGTCACGAAAAAACAGGCTTCTGTCAAAGGCTGTCTTGTTTTCAAAAAAGTGGCCTTAAGCTCCGACATCAGTGTTTTAAAGCCTGATTTAGTCATTTTGGCACCCATAGTCCAGCGAATATATAAATTTTCCGATATCTTAATATCTAGAAAATTAGTAAATATATATATATTTAAAAAAGGGTTTTTATATTCTCTATAAGCGACAAAATGACAATAATCAGACATCACAGAATTGATGCGGTATGAAGTGTCAAAATCATGCCTTGCACAAGCCAGACAAAAACTGACACAAGCCCATTGTCACACCTTAGGGTTGACTAAATAAGACGGCAATGGTGGACGACCATAATACTTGACTGTTATTGGTTCCTGGCGAATATATCCGTAATCATCAAGGAAATTCAGAATTGGCTGGATGACCTCTGTACGCTTAAATCTGGAACAGTAACGCATCATATCCCTGCGGGTAAAACGGTCAAGATGCTTTTCACGAATCTTGTCCAGTATTACTTTTGCCTGCTCCCTAATCTGTTCTTCAGGCATTGCTGAAAAAGCCACCCTTGCGTGTACAAGAAAATAGTTGGCCAGTCTGATTGCTCTACTCATAGTGGCTTTGCTTACCACCAATGGCACATCCTCATCAACCTGATCACCTTCATACTGTTCACAAAAGTCATGGCAGACATACTTCTCTGCCCTGCAAAGGAGACCGGCTATTCTTAATGTGGTGCCGCCCAGTTTACCTACCCATGCTGAAAACTCGTTATATTCCTTGAGAAGGTCAGCTTCAATGTTCATAGAAAACTGATAGAACAACTCCCTCGCGGCATCAGAAAGTGTAATGACTTTATTGCCGTAAGGGTCATCCAGCATATTGGTTATGAGTGTTTCGTATCTTGCTTTAACGGCCTCTGGTACAGACTTGCTGTTTATGTTTCTCTCCCCCAGCTTTGAACTTGGGATGCAATAAAGGAATCTGGCCGTAAGGCCACGTCCCTGGAAATTCTTATTGCCTAACACCTGCGATGCCACACTTGGCTGCGCCATCAGCATCACTGTAAGAGCCGGGTTAAGGACATACTCACTGTCCCTGCCCACGCGGTCAACCTTTATAGTGTCCCCGGAGTATGCTTTCAGCATGACATCAATATTTACGGTCTTTGTATAGATGCCAGCCAAGGTGTCAAAAATGCCGCCCTCACTTGATATGATGGCTGCATGGCCATCGTTTTTGGCCAAAATGGATACCAGCTTTTCAGTCGTAACATCATCTACATAAAGCTGCAGTGGATTGATTTCCTTGAAGCTGGCAATCTCCTCGGTTACATTCTCCAGTTCATCCATGGTAGCTTTGCCCATAGCAATTCTGTCCTCTACGGATTTCTGCTGTTTCTGCAACATTCTCAAACGGGACTTGTTCTTTTCCACTGTAGCCGCATGAACTCTGTTGTACTCAATCTCGTAAAGGCAGATGGCATTACACATAAGCTTTATTACCGCCGACTTTCGCTCAGATGGCTGTGCTACCTCAAGCGCATAAATGTTAAGTGGTTCAATCCAGTCAGATTTGCCTGCAATAGAGTATTTTCCCTGTATGCACACAGCGATTGCGGGAAGTGCCAGAACACCTGCCATATCAAGAGGTGTCTGCGTACTCTCCGATACTGCCAGCACATAGTCTGCTATTGGCTTTGGCAGTGCATCAACCGGAAATGGTGGCATAATATATTCCTCAAAAGGAATAGGGTCATCCCACTCAGTGTCATCATATTTTTCCGGGGGAATGTAGGATGGGTCTGTTAATACCTTCTCGTTATAAAACTT